GTCCGCGGCACCGATCCGCAAGCTCAGGCGGTACTTCCTTAGTAAGCTGCGGCGGCGTGTCTTTGGTGCGCAATCTTGAATTCAACACTAAAAAGCGGCTCAACAGTCCATTATCGATCGACTCACCTTGTAGCGCCTGAAACAGCTCATCCGCCGTACTGGTACCGAAGATACTTAGCGCCGGAGTATGGAGCTGCTGCGCTTCGCGGCTAGCCCATTCTGGCATTGGATGAACTGTGAATGACACACCCCACAGTGAGCGCAAGACGCTGCTGATCTCCCGTTCATGCCCGGAAGCGCCTTTGGCAGTAACCTTAGCGAGGAAAGCGCCAATCTCGTCGGAGCAGCAAAGCGACAACGGTTTGCGGGTGACAAAATTACACAGCGCCGAGGCCGACATAAAACGGCCGGACCCAAGATGTTCCTGTGCTTCGGCGGCGACCAGCAAGGTGCCTATACAATCGATAGGGTGTTGCTTACCTGCGCCGGTCGGCGCGACCGCGACTGTGTAGAGGTGAGTGGCCGACATCGTGGGGCCGGCAACGCGGCGGCCGATCAGCGTGCCGACCAGCGGGATAGCGGCGGCCAGCGCGAGCACGCGGTTGGGGCGACGCGCGGTGGCCAAGATCCACTCGAGCACGTCGCCCACCACGCCTGGGATGTTGCGAGTGTAGGGGTCGAGCTCGTCGGTCGGCACTGCCGGCGTCGACGCCTCGGCGGCCACCTCGGCTGCCTCGGTAGGCTCTTCGGCACGCGCCGCGATTGGCGCCGGCTCCTCAGATGTCCCCTCGATCGCCGGCTTTGGCGCGGACCTTAGTACGTTGGTCGCTTCGACCAGCACGATTTGCTCGCCCGCCCAACCGGTATGGTCGCTCAGAAACTTGAACGCGGTGTCGAGGTCGCAGTCGTTGGCCGCCATGACCAGGTCGATCGGCGTGTAGGTGAAACCATCGCCGCCGTTGCGGCCGTCACCGAAATCCTTGATGCCGGTCGGATGGATAGAAAGATTGCGCTTGCGCACGTTGAGCGGCCGTCCGGTCGAGGATTCCCGCCAGTGCGCGACCGCGGCATAGCCACCGCCATCGGATCGCCGCCGGTACTTGTAGAGTCCGAGCTTGGATATCCAGCGATCAAGATGCTCGAGCGCGAATTCATTGAGTTGCCGGTGCGGTGTGAACTCGCCGTCCGTGTCGAACGAGGCGCCACCGCCATTACCCGCTTCAGCGGGCTCCGGTTTCCAGCCGAGCAGAGCGAGGACGGCATCAATCTTGCTGATCGCGTCTGCCGGCAGGAGCGGCAGATCTTTGGGGTCGAAGGCGTCGAGCGGCGGGCCTACCCAACGATAGGGCAGCCCGGTCTTCTCGTGGATGGTTGGGGGCAGCACCGTCTGTCTGCCGTCGGCGATGATGTCGCACACGCGCCTGCCATCAATGTTCCAGGAACGCGAGGCGGTGATGTCGGGCCCGTAGTAGAACCGCGTCTCACCCTTCTGTCCGATCTTCTTGACCGGCGTCTCCGGCAGCACCTCGGTGATTGCTGCTTTGATCCCAGGGTCGTCGGTATCGATGTCCACAGCAACCAGGCCATGCGAGGCGCGTCCGCCAACGACGCCGATGCCGGCGTCGCCCTTGCCCCAGGCGGCGAGATCTTCAGCGCTAGGTGAGCGCCCTAGATAGCGCTTCTGCCAGCCGAGCAGCGGCACCCATATGCCCGCACAGTAAAAGCCGGGCGCCTTGGTGCCGGCAATGATCGGTACGGCGCCATAGCCGCGCTTGATCAGCGGCTCGGCGTGTTGCGCATAGGGCCCCATCGTCATTCCTCCTCCTCAGAATGGTGGTGTCCATTCCTCCGCGCTGAGCAGCGCGAGATCGGTCTTGCCGATTTCGTCGAGATAGCCGCCGGCACTGCGACCGGCCTCGAGCATGGCGCCGAGCTCGTATTCATCGAACTGTTCAGCCGACATAGCAAAAAACCTCCTGGCTACGGCATGACATTGCTTGTGATCGCAGAGCCAGATGATGTTGCGCATCACATGCGTCTTCGGCGCGTAGCCAATCCACCACGCGCGCCGTCGGCAGACCCCGCACGCAGTCGGTTGCCTAGCGTCGTGTAGCGGGTGATCGCGGGGTGCATCACCTTCACTGCTCACCAAAATCGCCGTCCATTATCTTTTTCTCCCTGTCAGAATCGGATCTCGTCGTTAATTGGTGGTGGAGGCGGCGGCGGCACGTTCATGCGGTTCATGTTGCGGTCGAACTCGCGCGTGTCGCCATCTTCGAGCTCGACGCGATAGGCGGTGATTTCCCAGTACTTGCCTGCTGGTGCGACTTGAATGTGCGTCACCGACAGGAATTCATCTTGTCGCTGGAGCGCCTCATCGACGGTACGCGGCGGCTGCTCGCCACCGGTCATCTGTCGCCACCATTTCTCGGCGAAGATGCGCGCCCAGCCCTGATGTTCGAGGCAGACCCATTTGTGATAGCTCTCGAAACCGCACTGATAGCTCACGCGCAGCGAAGGCGGGTCCTTGGCGTGATAGGAGCAGTGCACATCCTCGACCTCGAGCCAGTCGGAGCGCCTGCGCTGGCTGGCAAGGATTTCAACCGTATCGGCAATCGGTTTGTGTGAGATGTCGCGACCTGGAAATACGTGCCCGCAGCACGGACATTCCTTGACCGCTAGCATTACGATCTCACGGCATGACGGGCAGGTTTTGACCGGCGCCTCGTCCTTTTTTCTTCCTCGGTCGTCGGTGTTGATTTCGGCGGCATCAACTGGACCGTGACGTCGTACATTGCCGGCGAAGTCGAGAACCAAACAATCCTTCTTACCGTCCGCTTTGCGGGTGCCGCGGCCAACTTGTTGCACATAGAGCCCGGTCGAGCATGTCGGGCGCAGCATCGCGATTAAATCGACATGCGGGACATTAAATCCGTAGGAAAGCACATTGACCGAAACCAGCGCGGTCAGTCGCCCGGCGCGGAAATCCTCGATGATACGGTCACGTTCCTCGCTCGGCGTCTCGCCCAGCACCATTTCGCAATCGATGCCGCGGGCACGCAGCTCGCCGCGCACCATATCGGCGTGCTTTGCCCCGACGCAGTAGATTAACCAGGCGCGGCGGCAGCCTTTGTAGCCGGCGAGTTCGTTGCAGGCGCGTACGACGATATCACCCCGAAGAGCCGCAGCCTCAAGCTGCTCGGTAATGAACTCACCGCCGCGTTTGCCGACACCAGAGACATCGATGGTCGAATAGGTTGCCTTCGACGACAGCGGCGACAGCCAGCCGTCGCGGATGCCCTCAGCGATGCCGTACTCGTAGACAATGCCATCGAAGATGTGGCCTTCGCCCTCGCACAGGTGCCCGCTTTCAAGGCGATAAGGCGTTGCAGTCAGTCCAGCGACGCGCAGATCAGGTATAAGCTCACGCAGCCTCTCGATGGTGGCGCGATACATGCCTTGCTCGTGGTGGGGGATAAAATGTGATTCATCGACGATGATCAGATCGCGTGCGCCAATGACCTTGGGATTGCGGTAGATCGAATTGACTAGAGCAAACAAAATCTGTGCGTCGGTATCGCGCCGACCAAGCCCGTCACAATTGATACCGATTGGTGCGTCGGGCCAGATCGCCAAGAGCTCTTTGATATCCTGTTCGATCAGCTCGCGATTAGGCGCGGTGATCAGGACCCGCATGCCTGGATGGTCGGTCAACAGCTGCTTAACGAGAAAGGCGATGACGACCGATTTTCCTAGTCCAGTGGCCATCACGATCAGTGGATTGCCTCCGCCGTTGCGCCAGAAGACGAACAGCTCGTGCAGTGCCTGCTCCTGATAGCCTCGCAAAGTCAACATTGGATGCCCCGAAAAAAGTGGGCAGCCGGCGCCGCCGCTTTTTGACGCCGACTACCCTAGTTGTGCTCACTGCTGTCGCCACGGTGCGCTGCCGCCTGGTGTCGCCGGCGCTGAAGGCGACGGAGGCGAAGCCGCTGCCGAACCCGAACCAGCGGGTTGCGGTGACGACGGAAATGCCAATGCTGGGCCGCCACCACGCTTCGGTGGCTCATAATCATACGGCCGCACCTGGGTGACCTGATTGCGGTCGGGGTAGATGCCGTCTTTGTCCCGTTTGATGCCGAGACGCACCTTCACCGGCTTGTACAGCAGCACCTCGAGGTTCTTGAGCGGCCCGGTCTTGACCGACTCGCAGATGTCCTTAAGCAAGCGCGTACCAATCTCGACCGCTTGCTGGTTTGCGTTGGTGAGCGTCACATTCTGGAAGATTTTCTTTCCCTTATGCGCGCCTTCGAGGATCTCAAATACCGCGAGCACATAGGTGCTAGCGCTATTATTCAACGCCTCTTTGCGACTGGCCTCGACGATTTGTGCCGACTGCCAACCAGGCGGGATCGGCACAAATTCGGTGCCCTCGTATTGCGAGGGGTCGAAGACTTCAGGTAACTCCTCACTACTCATTGATGCCCTCCATCTGTTCGGGTGCCGCAGCGATAGCCTCGCCCGCCTGCGGCTGCGGGAAGAACTTGCCTAGCGTCGACGCGAAGTCGAAATGCCGGGGAATGAGAATGCGCTCCGGCATGTTGAATCGGTTCTTGGCGATGAATGCCGGGCGCCCTTCGGTGTGAAACCAGCGTGTGGACCCACCATCGGCGCGAGCACGCGTTTTGCTAAAACCGCTTTGCTCGGTCTTAATGACGACGTCAGTCGCTAGGAACCCGATTAGATCGGCGCTGTCTTCGATCAATGCCCGTGCGCGCTTGTGTAGTCGCAGCTGATATGACGTGAAGCTGGTCGTGCGTGGATCATTGATGGTGGCGATCTCGGAATGTGCGATTAGGACGATTGTCATACCGCGGGTGCGGCGCAGCCACTCGAGCCCGCGCAGCAAGTCGAGCCACCATTGATCGGCCATCACCCAACCTTTGCCGAAGCCGGGGCTCTCGATTGAAGCGAAACCGTTTTGGGCGCAGAGCGCCGCTACGACTAGCGGCTCGAACTTGTCGAGGCTATCGAGGACCACGGTCTTGTATTCGTGCGGCGCGTTGCCGAGATGTTTGATAGCGTCGATTACGCCGGCGTAACTGTCGAGCAGCCCAAAGGTGTCGATCTCTAATCCGCTCGGGCAGCCGTCTTCGGTCTGAATGAAAACCGGCGCGGGAAAATTCTGTGCCAGCGTCGTCTTGCCAATGCCCGGCTGTCCATGCAGGACAATGATCGGCGGCAGCTTCGCGGTCGTGCGCATGATCTGCATTTCAATCCTCCAATGGGGTACCGACCCAGTCGCGGCCGACTTTGGATTCGGCCTCGAGCGGCACGCGAAAGCCGTAGGGCTCGCCGGCCTTACGGGCGTGGCGAGTAAGGATCTCGCCTACCTGCTCGGCGATGGCCGACCGGCAACAAGCCACGAGCTCGTCGTGGATCCAGAGCGCCAGGTAGACGTCGCCGTTGGGGCCGTAGCGGAAGCGCGCGCAGAGCTCGGCGTACGTGTCGACCAGCCAACGCTTGCAGATGACTGCTTCGCTCGCGGTAACGATGCGATTGAGTGACTTGTAGTCGGCTTCTGTCGGAACCCGTCGCCCGTCGAGTCCCTCGACCCAGCCGTGCTTGCGGTGCTCGCGCGTGAAACTTGCGCGCAACTCTTTTAGACCGGGTGTCGCATTGACGAACCGGTCGAGAGCGCGCTTACCAGTCTGCTTTAAGACGTTCTCGCCCGGGTGCTTGTCCCCGGCCCAGAACTTCGCGCCGAGCGCGTTTCCGGCAGCGGCGTCGATAGCGGCCACCGCCCGCACGATGTCCGCGATGATCTGCCCGAGCTTCAAGCCGCCGGCGCCATATAGAAAGGCGTAGCGGAATCGCTTGGCGCCCTCACGGATGGCGGTGTGAACTTCGTTGTTCTTGTCGCGAGCCTCCGACACCAGGCCGAGCGCGGTCGCCGTCGCCCAGTGCTGGTCGGCGCCCTCTGCGAATGCCCGGGCATAGGCGCCGCCGTCATGCGCGGCGAGGTAGTGGGCGAAGCCGCGGTCCTGCAGGTTGCCCTGGTCACAGCAGACGAACACGCGGTCGCTGTGATGACGAAACAGTCGGCGGCACTCGGCGGCGAAGGCGCCGCCCTTCTTGTGATTGGGAACCTGCGCCAGATTGGGCTCGAGATGCTTGGCCCTGGAGTGCGGCGTGCCGATGTGGATCAGGCCGCCGTGGATGCGGCCGTCCGCAGCGACGCTGCCAATCCACGCCTGCTTGCCCGTTGCCAGCTGTCCGAGCCGGCGGCCGAGGACGAAATATTCAGCCAGGCCGGTGAACTCAGGAAAGATTGTAGGAAGTGACTCGAGCAGCTCGTCATCAATCACTGGTTTATTGGTCTTCGGCGTCCGCTTCGCCGGCACCCAACCACGAGTCTCGAGCAGCACTCCGAGCTGCTGCCGCGAGCCAATATTCTTGACGGTCGGGAATTGCTCGCGCAGCGGCGTCAAGAGCGCAGCCCGCCTGGCCTCCCAATCCGCACAGAGTTGCTCCGCTG